TGGAATACAAAAGATGGCTGCAGCAAATTCTAATACGGCTACTAGGCATATATTACAAGCTATGTTATATTTAACAGCAGAAGGAGCTGAATGTTTATCACTGAGAATATCTGATATAATAGAATACTCTCCAACTAGAAACGCGTTTATACGAGCTATTGGAGCTCATAATGTTGCTACGTTAGAAGAGTTGAAAAATCTTCATCTTTATGATTTTGGAATATTTATTGAACTAATGCCAGATGAGGAAGAAAAACAAATATTAGAAAATAATATACAAGTTGCTTTATCTCAACAAACATTAGATTTAGATGACGCTATAGACTTAAGAAATGTTAGAAACATAAAACTAGCAAATCAACTTCTTAAAGTTAAACGTAAAAAGAAAATACAAAGAGATCAAGAGTTAAAAGAGAAAAATATTCAAGCTCAATCTCAAGCTAATCAACAACAACAACAAGCCGCTGCACAAGCTGAAATACAAAAGAATCAGTCAAAAGCACAAATAGATTCTCAACTCGAGCAAACAAAAAATCAATTAAAAATACAATATCTACAAGAAGAAGCTAAAGTTAAAAAAGATTTAATGCAACTTGAGTTTGAATTAAACTCTCAATTAAAAGGAGTTGAAAGAGACAGTCGATCGCAAGACGAGACGATGAGAGAGGATAGAAAAGACCAAAGAGTAGATAGACAAGCTGCTCATCAAAGAGATATGATAGAGCAAAGAAAACAGGGTGATTCCACTAAAAAGTTTGAATCATCAGGTAATGATATAATTACGGGAGGATCAAATATGGAAAGATTTGGTCTTTAATATTTAATATTTTATAAAATTTTATTATGGCAGAAGAAAACAAAGAAGTAATCGAAGAGGTTGCTGAAGAACAAACCGAACAACCTGTTGAAGAGGTTGTTGATAACAAAATAGATGAATCTAAGTTTGAAAGCGCTGGAGATGATAGTGTTATCAAGGTAGATTTAAGTAAACCACCAGTTCAAGAAAGCGAAGAGGTTGAGCAACAACCCGCTGAAGAAGAAAAGGTGGACGTAGTTAACGAAGAGGTAGAAAAACCAGTTGTAAGCGAAGTCGAAGAAGATCAAAACGTTAAAGACACACCAGTGTTAGAAGAGGTTGAGGAGGAAGAAGTAGTAGTAGATAATGAAGAAATAGAGAGTGTTGCAACTGAATCTACTGAAAAAACACTACCTGAGAGTTTGCAAAAACTTGCAGATTTCATGGAAGAAACAGGTGGTGATTTAAATGACTACGTTAATTTAAATAGAGACGTATCTAAAATGGATAACTCTGAGGTATTAGATGAATACTATAAAGCAACAAAATCTCACTTAACACCAGAAGAAAGAAACTTCTTATTAGAAGATACATTTGGTTATGAAGAAGATGTTGATGATCCTAGAGATATACGTAAAAAGAAAATAGCCCTCAAAGAGCAAGTTGCCGAGGCTAGAGCCTACCTAGACGGGCAAAAGTCTAAATACTATGAAGAAATTAAAGCTGGGTCAAAGTTGACCAAAGAACAACAAAATGCTATTGATTTTTTTAATAGATACAATAAAGAATCTGAAAGTCAGAAGAAACTATCTGAAGCAAGTAAGAAAACATTTCAACAAAGAACTGATAAAGTTTTTAACGAAAATTTCAAAGGTTTTGATTATAAAGTTGGAGACAAAAGATATAGGTTTAACGTTAAGGATGTTGATAAAGTAAAAACAACTCAAAGCGATATCAATAATTTTGTAAATAAATTTGTTGGTAAAGATTCAACTATTGAAGATGCTAAGGGTTATCATAAATCTTTATTTACGGCTATGAACGCAGATGCTATTGCTAATCATTTTTATGAACAAGGAAAAGCTGATGCTATTAAGGGTCAAGTTGCTAAAGATAAAAATATAGATATGAATCCTCGTAAAACCCACGGTGAGGTTAATGTAGGTGGTGTTAAATATAGGGTTTTAGGTAATACAGCTTCTGATATGACAAACAGATCTTTTAAGATTAGAAAAAAGAATTAATTAACAATATTTAAAAAAAATTTATTATGGCAATTAGCGCAGGAAATAATTTAAATAGTGTTGCAACATCTACTCAGATGACGTTGGTTAATAACTATATTGACTTTACGGACTCAGGCACAGAAGGTTGGGCACAACAATACCTGCCTGACTTAATGGAAAAGGAAGCTGAAGTGTTTGGTAACAGAACAATTTCAGGTTTTTTATCACAAGTTGGAGCAGAGGAGTCTATGACTTCAGACCAAGTAATCTGGTCGGAACAAGGAAGATTACACTTAAGCTACAATGGTACACTAGATGTGTCAGCTAACCAAATTACTATTGGTACTGATTTAGATGGTAATACAGGTGGCAACGGACACGGTATTAGAGTTGGTGATACTATATTGGTATCAAGCTCTAGAGATGGTGCAACTACACAATGTTATGTTAAAACTCGTACAGCAGGTGCAGCTACTATAGTAGCTTTACCTTATAAAGCAGCTCTTATGTCAGATGCAGCAGCAGGTTCCCTTACTGATGGTTCTTGTACTGTAATGGTATATGGATCTGAATTTGCAAAAGGTACTGCTGGACAAACAAGTTCTAACAAACCCGTTCACAAAAGTTTCACAAACAAACCAATTATATTAAAAGATTTTTATCAAATCAACGGATCTGATACTTCTCAAATTGGTTGGGTTGAAATTTCTGGTGAAGATGGTCAAGGTGGATACTTATGGTATTTAAAAGCAGAAGGAGACACTAGATCTCGTTTTACTGATTATGTAGAAATGTCAATGGTTGAATCTGTTAGAGCTTTAGCTGCTTCTACTATTCACGATGACTCTGTGTATGATGGTGGCGCTGGTACTATAGCTAATACTGATCCAGGTACTGAAGGTTTATTTGCTGCTATCGAGGATAGAGGTAATATGAGTTCTGGTATCTCAGGTGTTAACGCTGCTACTGATTTAGCAGAGTTTGACGCGATTTTAGCTGAGTTTGATAAACAAGGTGCTATTGAAGAAAATATGATGTTTGTAAATAGAGCTACCGCTCTCGCTATAGACGACATGTTAGCTTCAATGAATTCTTACGGAGCTGGTGGTACTTCTTACGGAGTGTTTGACAACGACGAAGACATGGCTTTAAATTTAGGTTTTTCAGGATTTAGAAGAGGTTCTTATGACTTCTATAAATCTGATTGGAAATATTTAAATGACAACGCTACAAGAGGTGGTGCTGTTGAATCTTCTAGTGCAATTAGAGGTGTAATGGTTCCAGCTGGTGTTTCTACTGTTTACGATCAACAAATGGGAAAGAACCTTAAAAGACCTTTCTTACACGTTAGATATAGAGCAGGACAAACTGAAAACAGAAAAATGAAAACATGGATTACTGGTTCAGTTGGTGGCGCTGCTACAACTGATATTGATTCGATGAATGTACATTATTTATCTGAAAGATGTTTAGTTGTTCAAGGTGCAAATAACTTTATGTTATTGAACTAGTACTTATTTAAGATAGAGGCAGTTAAATGCTGCCTCTATTTTTTTATTAATTTTTATTATATTATATTATGGCAAAGAAAAATAAAGAAACTAAGGTTGAAGAACCTATAGTTGAAGAAACGGTTGTGATGGAAAAACCTGTGGTTGAAACTTCTAAAATAAAAAAAGAAGTTAAACCCGAACCTAAAAAAGATACCTGGGAAGTAAAAGATAGACAATACTACTTAAGAGGTAACTTAACCCCTTTGAGTTATAGCATTAAATCTTCAAATATATATTGGTTTGATGAAGAAAAAGGATATGAAAGAGAGATAAAAATTACATCTAACCAAAGAACTCCTTTTGTTGATGAAATGAAAGGCGATCAAAGATTAGAGCATGTGATATTTAGAAATGGAGTTTTACATGTTCCCAAAAATAAGGTTGTATTACAAAAAATATTATCTATATATCATCCAGATAAAAATAGAAAGTTTCATGAAAAAGACTATCAAAAAGAAGCTGCGAATGAAATAAATTTACTAGAGGTAGAAATACAAGCTTTGAATGCTGCTCAATCACTAGAGATAGATATGGCTGAAGCTGTAATGAGAGTTGAGTTTGGTTCTAAGGTATCAGAAATGAGTTCTAAAGAACTTAAAAGAGATCTTTTATTATACGCTAAGAAAAATCCAGTTTTATTCTTAGAGTTAGTTAATGATGAAAATGTAATGCTTAGAAACTTTGGTATTAAAGCTACTGAAATGGGAGTATTAAAACTATCTCAAGACCAACGAACATTTAGTTGGGGTTCTAATGATAGAAAACTAATGACAGTTCCATTTGATGAACATCCATATTCAGCACTAGCCGCTTGGTTTAAAACCGATGAAGGTATGGAAATATATTCAAATATAGAAAAAAGATTAAAATAATAATCTTTAAACTATTAGAAATAGCCACCCGAAAGGAGTGGCTATTTTTATTTAAGTGCTAACCTTTTACTTTATTATGTAACTATAATATAGTAAAATATATATTATGAAATCAAGGGGATTAGGAGATTCTATACAAAAAATAACAAAGGCAACAGGTTTAAAGTCAATAACTGAAATAGCAACTAAAGCTATGGGTTATGAAGAGTGTGGTTGTGATAAACGACAAGCGTGGCTAAATAAACATTTTCCTTATAAATACAAATAATAATGGCAGTTAATATAGATACAGTATATCAAAAGGTTTTAACCTTAGCTAACAAGGAGCAAAGAGGCTATATAACTCCTCAAGAATTTAACCTATTAGCGGATAGAGCTCAAAAAGAAATAGTTGAAAACTACTTTCATGAAGTTAAAACCGCTGAGCGAAAACCTAAAAATCAAATGGCATATGCTGATGAAGTAGAAATGCTAGAAGAAAAACTACAACCACTACACGTAGATTCAATAATATCCACCAGTACATCTAATTTATCTTTGCCAGAAGGTATTTATAAGTTAATAGGCGTTTCTAGAGGTGGAAATAAAGTCACTCAAGTTAATAAATCTCAAATAGCTTATACAGAAAATAATCCTTTAACAAAAGCTAATATATTAAGATCAGTTTTTGTTAGAGAGGATGTTAACGCGTTAACAGTGTATCCTGCTCCAACAACGGCAACTGATTTTGAGGTTAGTTACTATAAAACCCCTTCTACTCCTAATTGGGGATACGTCGTTGTTAGTAATAAGGCGTTGTATAATAGTAGTACTAGTACTAATTTTGAATTACACGAAAGTGAAGAGGAATCTTTAGTTTCAAG